ATATTATATTCACAATATTAAAATATTGTATATGCAATACTAAAATAATATTTTTATAATATTACAGTATTATTTTTATATTATAGTAAAATTTAAAAAAGAAGGCTAAGAAAAAAGCAACCTTCTTTTTATAGAAAAAGTCATTCATTCTTAGCCTTTTCAATTATTATCCTGTCGCCCTCGAATGTTGCCGTAACATTAGGGTTTTCTCTTGTTATGCCCATTTCATCAGCCCATTTTTTGGGAACACTCATTCTAGGAGTAAACGACCCACTCCCACCTTTATGAAAGTTAAACTTTAAATCTCTTTTTTCTTTTTTCATTCATTAGCTCCTTTTTTGCTGTATTACAAAGAAAAGTAATAATACAACACTAAAAACTAAACCGAGTATGTTGCTTGTACTAGAGTTTAATACTATAGATACTATATTTAAAACTATAGTTATTAAAACTAAAACAATACAAATCTTATAAAATTTATCACTCATGTTTTTTTTAGAAATGTGTTATAATATTAGAAAGAAGTCACCTAGAGAGAAGGGCTATTCTCTCTAGGCTTATCCTTACAACTCTTTTAAAATTCTTAGAATTGCAAGGATTATGTTAAGTAATAATAAGATGAAGGAGAAAACTTTTTTAACTATGTTAAATTTGTTTTCTCTTTTCTTTTTACTTCTTTCTAATCTCCCCATTCCTGTGCCTCCTTTCTTTTATTTCTTTTTACTTTCTCACCTCCTTCTCTATAAATATATTATATCATGACGGGGCGTCAAAGGCAATAGTTTTCTCCTATTTTTTAAACAAATTTTGGTAAAAAGTAAAGATTTTAGTATATTAGAAATGATGTAAAATTGTATCTTTTTTAAAAAATGTGATATAATAAAAGCAAGGAAATAATGATTTACTTTACACAAGAGTAGCTATTTCCAATCAGATTAAAAATAACTTATTTTCTTAAACCACTCTTATTGGCGTTTGAGTGTTTTTTAATTTTATCGTTCTTAAAATAAACTTTGATAAAAATAAAAAAATAGAATACTGAAAATGATGTAAAGTTGTATCTTTTAAAGAAAATGTGATATAATAAAAGCAAGAGAACTGTATTCTAGTCGTAAGAGTAGAGTTTTCGTCTAAAGTAAAAAAATTATCTAGACTTTTTGAATTTGATTTTTAAATCAAATTCCCAACCACTCTTTTGCGCAGAGTGGTTTTTTACTTGTCTAAATAATTTACTAATTATATAGAATATTAAACTAGCTATAACACCAGCTAATATGTTAAGTAAAAAATTATCCATACATATTCACCTCCCCTCATAGCGTTGGGAGGATAATCTTTTGTGTATAGACTCCACTCTTTTTTTAGAATATAGATTGCTTCTCTTGCTAAAATTATTATAACATATATTTACATAAAAAAAGACTTAGTATATATACTAAGTCTTTTAAAATATAATTTATTTTCAAAATCAATATATTTTTTTATTTTATATTTATGCTATAATTAATATTAACTTATTACAGATTACAAAAACAAATAAAAAAGGAATAAGCACCAAGTCGCCAAACTAACACTTATTCCTTACCACGGAGCTTGAAGCTCTTATAAGATATAATTATATCTTTTTTTAACTAATTTATAAGTTATATTATAGATTAAAACAACTTATAAATCAATGTTTTAGAGTTAAAAATAATTTGAAATTTTTAACTTAATTAGTTAAAAGTGCTTCAAGCCCCGTTTAGAAGGGGGAAATAAAATGTCTTTAGAAGAAGCAAAAGAATTAGAAAAAAATTATAAATTACCAATGCCAACTTTTTGTTTGAAAGAAAAAGGATATTTTGCAAGAGAATACGCCGCCTTGATGTTATTAAGTAACGGAGGAATGAAAATTATGCATACAGAAAAAAATAGATACTTATATCAAAATAAATTCGATATAGATGCATTAGCAAAACAACTAAGCATTTCAAGAGCTACATTATACAGAAATATTAAAAAATTAGAAGAACTTAAATGTGGTATTCTAAAAATAGAAAATACGAAAAATGGAACTGTATACAGACTAAAATATGGAATTGAAACAGGTTATAATGACGAAGTGCATAAGTTTGTTACAATACATCATAAAATACTTGAAGAATTAGTAATCAATTTCAAAACTCCAAGCGTAAAACTTTATTGTCTTTTATGTTATTTAACAAATGAAATAGATTTTAAAGTTATAGACGAAGAATTTTTATGTAATAATATTGGTCTTTGTGGCAAGAGCGAAAGTAATAAAAACAAAGTTAGAAGTATGATACGAGTATTAATGAAATGCAAATACATAGACGTAAAAAAAGAGAATAGAACTTTCTGGAATGAAGAAACAAAAAATAAAATTAATAAAACACTAAAATTATATAGATTATGTAGTTACGAAGAGTGGAAAAACTTAAATGATAAAACAGACTTTAAAGATTAAGGTCTGTTTTTTTGTGGATAACTATGTTAATAACCTGTTGATAAAATGTGGACAACTTATTGTTTTTTAATTAGAAATCTAACTTGTCTCAAAAAGTGGTGGGTGCATTCTCAAAAAGTGGTGGTCGCATTCTCAAAAAGTGGTGGTCTAAATATATAGAGAACTTAATAAATAGAAAACATAAATATGTTTTCTATTTATTTCTTTATTTAAGAAAATCGAAAACTTAAAAATTTTTAATCTATGTAATTAGAAATCTAACCGGATGCAAAAAGTGGTGGTCGCTATTTAAAATGTTATTAGCATTTTTCAAAAGTAAAGAAACTCTTAGAATATATCTTTTGATAAAAAGAAAATGATTATTTGATTAAGAAACTAGAATATCATTTAGAAGCGATACAAGACACCAGAAACAATTTTTCTATTTGCTATAAATAGTTTATGTTAAATAGCATAAAAATATTCTTAAAATGGAAATAAATAGGTATTGCTCTTTTGAATCATTTTTATACTACTAGAATAGAAAATTAAAGGAATATAAGTTTTGATGTTGAAATATATAACAAAACATAAAAATACGGAGGATTTGAGGATGAAAAAAGTATTATTATTAATTACAGTATGTTTATTAAGCGTAGGGTTGGTTGCTTGTTCATCAACTAATAACAAAGATGCTGGAAACACAACTAAAAAAGAAAAGAAAGCAAACGAAAATGAGGTTGATGGAATTAAAATAACTATAAAAAATGTTACAAAAGAAGATATAAAAGGAGATATAAACGAAGACGGAAGTTTTAACGAAAATGGAGAATATTTTAGTGATGGAATCGAAAAGAAAAAGGCAGCTGATTATGTGTACGAAGTTGTAAATGTAGAAGTAGAAAATAAAACAGATAAAGCGGTTAAATTATTTCAAACAGGATGGAACGCAGTCGGTACAGATGGTTACGAATTTAAAGATATAAAAGCAACTGATAAATTAGACAATCAACAAGTACCAGCTAACTACAAATTTGATGCACAAGTTAAAATATTAGTTGAAAAGAATATGAATGTAAAAGAAATAGTTTTAAAATATAATCTAAAAGATTATTCAAGACTTTTTGAAGCAATGGAGTATGCAAATCAAGGAGCGTCAAAATCAGATGTAGAGAAAAAGTTTCCAGAGCTATACAAGGATAATTGGATTGAATTAGGAGAAATTAAAGTAGAGCAGTAAAAAAAAGGGCTAGGTATAAGCAATTACCTAGTCCTTATTTTATATTCTTTTAAAAAATCTCTACTAAGTGTTTTAACTGCTTTTTTATTATATTTTTTAGTGTTTTTTAAATGCTCCCTTTCTTTTTCTAAAAAAAAATCAGATAAAACCAATTGGTCAATTTCTAATACATCAGCTAGTAAAATAATTTGAGTTAGAGTTGGACTATGCTTAAATTTTTCATTTTCCATTTTCGAAATGTAACTTTGACTTATACCTGTCAATTCACTTAATCGACGTTGAGTGAGTTTTTTCTTTTTTCTATGATATTTTAATAATGTATCCATAGTAGAAATTAAACTATAATGTTAAAAAACATTAAAATCAATAGGAAAAAATTACATTTCACAGAATGATAAAATTAATTGGTAAAAATTGTAAAATGAGGTCGGAATATTCGTCGTACGAATATTTTTTACATACGTTTTTATGCTACTATTGTAGTAAAGATATGAAGCGCATCAAATCTTTAGGAAAACAATTTCAAGTACTATTAATCAATATTAGTAAATGCCAGGGGGTAATCATGAAAAAATCACAAATTAAAACAAAAAACAGATACGTTGAAAATAAGATAGAAACAGCTATTTGTGTAAATGAATTGAAATATATTTCTGTTGATGATTATGTTTTCTTAAAAGAATGTATAGAAAAAATTTATATAAAAAATAAAAGGACTTGATTTTTATCAAGTCCTTTTATTTTTTAATTTAGATTAATTATTTTTCTTGTGTAAAAGCTCTATCATTTGTAAAATAGCATTTCTATCTTCATATTCTAACTCATAGAGCTTATTAGTTATCTCTTTTACATCTTCATCAATTTCCAGTTCAGATAAACAATCCTTATAAATATCACCAATCCCTTTTCTTAGCCATTCTTCATTTACATCAAATTCCCTACAAATATCATTGATACTTCTTTCTGTTAGTACTCTTTTTCCTTTTTCCAATAAAGAAATCTGGTCTTGTGATAAGAAAATTTTTTCTCCAAAAGCCTTTTGTGAAAGTTTTTCGTTTGTTCTTAATAAATTTAACCTTTTGCCAATTTCTTTGTTTATTGTTTCCTTAGAAATTTCATCCATTTTTTAATCCTCCTTTTATAATTATTGTATCATAAAAATACGACTTTGTCATTTGTTAAGAAGAATTTACGACAAAATCATAAAAATTATAAAAAAAGCATTGCATTTTAACGACAAAGTAGTTATAATTAAATTAAGCTTAACGACAAAGTAAAAAAAGGAGGTACGAAATGGTTTATTCTAGCAAAGAAAAAATAGAAACAGCTCTAATGATAGAATTTTTAAAAAAAAACGACCCTAGGAATTGGGAATCTATAGAAACTCTAATATCAAGTACTTACACATTAAGTAGCTTTAAAAAAGGAAATAAAATATCTCAAAAAAGAGGTGATAAAATTGAACTTTAATAAATATCAAAAAGGTGAAATTGTTCAATTATACGAAACAAAATTCAGTTGCAATAGAAATTGCATTGTTACATATGCAGATGAAAAAGAAATAGTATTGATGTACTACGACAAAGAAATAAAAGAATTAATATATAAAACTTTAACTAAAGAAGATTTGATATTTAATGACTATGAACTTAAGTTACTATCTTAATAAATAATTTATAAACAAAGGAGGTGAGGGATTGGAACTTTTAAAAGATTCAAGAAAAAGAGATTGGTTTTGGGTAGAAAACGATTTAATTGACAGAGAAGATTTGACTATTTACGAAAAAATGATTTATATGACATTAGTTAGGCATTTAAACGAAAATAGTTTTTGCTTTCCAAGTCACAAAACTATTTCTAAAAAAAGTGGATGTAGTGAAAGTCAAGTCAAGAAAGTTATAAAAAGCTTAGAAAATAAAGAACTTATAAGAAAAGAAAATAGAACCAAATTAAATTCTAAAGAAAAAGATAGTAATATTTATTTTGTATTGACTGCAAAAATAAGTAGGGCATATGGTGACCTACCCGTAGGTCACAGTGAAACCCACCCTAGGGCATGTGGTGACCTACCCGTGGGGCATGTGGTGACTAGTAACAAGACTAATATTAACAAGACTAATTTAACTAATAATATATATAGTTCTGCAGAGCAAAAAGAAGAAAAGACAAAAGACAAAGAGATATATAAAAGAATCGTTGATTACTTAAATAAAACAGCAGATAAATCTTTTAAGAGTACAACAAAGAAAACTATATCTTTGATTGATGCAAGACTCAAAGAAGGCTTTACAGAAGAAGAATTTTACAAGGTCATAGATAACAAAGTGTTAAATTGGCTAGATAATGATAAAATGAACGCTTATTTACGCCCTGAGACGTTGTTTGGAAACAAATTCGAGTCTTATTTAAACGAGACACCTAAAAAGTCTCTAAAAGGCAATGAGAGCGTCAAAGGAAAAACAAAGACAAATAATAATAAATTTGCTAATTTCAATCAAACATTTGATAAATATTCAGAAGATGAACTTGATGCAATTATAAAGAAAAGTCAAAGTGCTAAATTTAAATAAAATTAAAAAAGGTGGGGTAAAAAAATGGAAATTAATAGCGTAAGAGAGTTAAGAGAATTGTTTGAACTTTTTACAGTTATAAAAGCGGAAGGCAACAATGTTGTTTCTTGCAATGAAACTGTAAACGAGTTAAGTAACAAAGAACTAATAAAAGCAAATGAAAACAAATTTAAAAAACCTTGGAATGATGCTCTATTATATGAAATAAATGCTTTAGATATAATAAAAAAGCATAAGCACAGTGATAGAAAAGAAAAGGCATATAAAACTTATCTAGGATTAGAAAATGCAGATATAGAAGAAATTTATAAAATTCATTATGGAGATAAAGAAAATTCTGAAACTGTTGCAAGTTGCGAAGAAATTAGTTCAGCAAAAACGGATACAATATCTTGCAATCATGACAGTGTTTCAAAAGGTAAAGATACTAGTGATTCAGAATGTACTTGTTTTATTTGTTCTAAAAAAATAGAAAATCAAGAAGATGTATTTAAAATACCTTTTTTAACACGAGATTATTTGAGTTCAGCAAAAGAAATAAAAAATATTGAAATTTGTGAGAAATGTTTGGATGGTAATTCGTGGAGTATTATAAGAAGAAAGCAGTTTAAGAAAATGAAGAAATAAATATTTAAATTAGTATCTTTACATGTGAAAAAGGAGAGTGAAAAAATGATAAAAAATAATGTTTTAAGTTATGAAGAAAAAATAAAAGTATTAAAAAAACATGGTTATAGTGATTTTACCAAAGAATATGTTTTAAAAGAATTTGACAAGGAACATGCATTTTACAAATCATTTTTAAGAGCAATAGAAAAAGAAGATGATGGAAAAGGTGTGTTAATTAAAAAAATTGGAAAAGGTCAGCATCAATTTTCAAAAGGTTTTATAAAAACACACACTATCAGTGAGTTATTGGAAGAAGCAAAACGTATTAGAAAAATATTAGAATAAGGCTTAGAAATGTCTATAATCTAAACCTTATACTTAAATTAAAATTTACCTAATATGTACTCTATTGCGATAGGTAGGGACATATTTAAAAAACTTGAAGTGGAACTTTTTATTTTATTCCATTTAGTGTTATCTCGTATTTTATCTAAATATTGATAACCTTTTAAAGACAACTGCATGACCTCTAAAACAGTATCATCACCGTAATTAACATCGTCAACGAGATTATTTTGATAAATTAAATTTATGTGATGAACAATAGTTGACTTATCGTATGTGAGATTATCTAGTATAGTATCAAATTGTAATACAGGCGAAATGGGAGTTGTATTAGATTCAATAAGTAATAAAATATCTCTTATACAATCTTGGTTAGTAACCATAGTATCACCTCCTTTTGCTTTAGTATAGCACAGGAGAAATGAGATGATAATAAATTTACTGTAGCAGAATGAGAAGGAGCAAAGCAAATGCAAAAGAGAATTACAGAAATGAGTATATTAGAAAAAGTTGATTTAATTGGACAGAAACAAAAGAAACTACAAGAAAAATATAAAAATCTAAGTAAGGGAGAATTGTTTTCTATTGCTTGTAATGAAGTTAAAAAAATAGAAGAACAGGAGGGAAAATTTTGAATATAGGTAGTTATACATTAGTTAAGAAACAACTAATTGAAGAGTTGGAAGAAGGAAATAAACAAAAAGAAGAATATTTAAAAGAATGTGAAAAACATATAAAAGGTTTAGAAAAGAGTTTAGAAAATTTTGCAAGGGATGCGTTAGAGTCAGAAGAATGCATAATAGATATTGAAAATATTTTAATAGAACAGGCTTTAGAATTAGAAACTTATAATTTATTCATAGATTGTATTTTAAACAAAAATATAAGGAAAGCTATTGCGATTTATAACAGGACTAAAAGTATTAGAATTAAAAATAAAAATATTAATTCTATATCTAATAAAATTGAAAAAATAAAGCAAATAATTTCCTTGTAGAAATAAAAGATTTAAAAAGGAGCGCAAAAATGAACATAAATAAATATGAAAAATTATGCGAGCAGCAGGAATTACTGTATGAACAATACAAAGAAACAAAAGAAAAAATTAAGGTATACGAGGTTTTAGAGGATAGAAGAAAAGGCATTGATACAATGATAAGAAATATTGATTCTTATTTTGGAATTGGAGAATTAAGTATGGAGTTTAACATACGAGGTTCTTGTGATGTATCTTGCGTTCATTTTTCAGTAGGAGAAGAAGAAAAAATACTATTAAAAAATTTTTTTATAGAACTAAAAGAAAAAAATGTTCGAAAAATGGAAGAAATATAAGGAGAGGTTTAATAATGGATAAGTTCGTAACATGCGCTAGATGCGAAAGAACAATAAATGTAGAAGAAAATAATTATGTGAAGTATGAAGAAGAAACTTTAAATTTAAGTTTTGCGTTGTATTTCTGTTTAGGCTGCGTAGATAAAATAATTGAAGAACAAGTGGAGGGAGAAAATGAATAAGATTAGTGTTACACAAGCATTAGAGAAATTTGATAGTTTACTAGATAATTGGAACGACCTTCCGAATCATGTTTATAAAAAAGAATATAGAGGTAAATTTTACGACTGGATAAAGTCACTTGAAAGAAAAGATAGTTTACAAAATTATAAGATAGTTGAAGTTTTAAATGATGAAAGAAATGGAGAAGAAGCGCCATTTTGGAATTGAAGAAATATAAAAAAGTGAAAGGTGGTTTAAAATGAATAATGTTGCAATGATTGGAAGACTAACAAAAGACCCTGAATTGAAATATATACCAAGTTCTGGAACAGCTGTATCTACTTTTACAATAGCAATAGATAGAGATTATATCAAAAAAGATGGCAACAAGGAAACTGATTTTATTCCTGTTGAAGTAATGGGGAAATTAGCGGAAGTATGTGCTAATAATTTATGTAAAGGTAGGTTAGTAGCGGTTGAAGGGTCTATAAGAGTTAATAGTTATGAAAAAGAAGGCGAGAAGAGAACTTATACAAAAGTTCATGCTAATAAGATTAAATTTTTAGACTATAAAAAAGAGGATAATGAAAAAGAATATATGTTTGAACCGAAAGGTTTAGACCAACAGGGATTTCAAGCTATAGATGACCCGGATATACCATTTTAAAGCGGGAGGGATAATAATGTCTAATATAAATAAAAAAACAGCTAAAATTTGCGGTTGGTGTGGAACAACAGTCTACTCTTATGTAGATGGTAAAATTGCATATTGTTCTAAGAAATGTAAGAAAAAAAGAGAAAAAAATTTAGAAATAGAAGGGGCGAAAAAATGAAGTATATTGCAAGTTTTAGTGGAGGAAAAGATTCAGCAGCAATGCTCCTTCTAATATTAGAAAAGAAATTACCTCTTGATGAAATTGTATTTATAGATACAGGACTAGAATTTGAAGAAATTTATAACATAATAGATGATTTTGAAAAAAGAATAAACTTTAAAATAACAAGAATTAAAGCAGAAAAAACCTTTGAAGAATACTTTTATACTGTTAATAAACAAGGTAAGCGTAAAGGGCAAATATGGGGTTTTCCTTATCTTTTAGGGGCATGGTAAAAGTGAAATATCTGAATATATAGAAAAAATTGGTGGCAAACAATTAAATTTTATAAAAAGAAGAGATAGTGACTTAACAGTTGAAAGTTGCAGGAGAATAAAATAAGGAGAAAAAATAAAATGAAAAAAACAAAAATCGAAGAATTTATTACTAAAGTTAAGGAAAGTATGCAAAGTGTAGCAAAAGAAAGTATAAAAGACTTAGAAAATATTTTGAAAGAAATTGAAACTGGAGAAACAGAAGTTAAAATTTTATTTATTGACAAGGAAAAAAAAGTTGAAGAGATTGTTGAATTTACACATGACGAATACGTGAAAATGATTATTGAAAAAATGATATTTGATAGTCTTAAAATAATAAAAGAACAACACGAAAAGATTTTAAAAGAGTTCGAAGAAAGAGAGGTCTAAAAATGAATTTTAAAATGATTGCAAATATACCAAAGTGGACAGTAAAAGAACAATTTGAAAAAGTGCTTGAAGAAGTTTTAGAACTTAAAGAAGCTATTGAATTAAAAGATAACAAAAAAATAATGGAAGAAGGTTTGGATGTTATTCAAGCAATTTTTACACTATTTAAAGTATTAAAGATTGATAAAGAAATACGCGAAGGTTTGAAGCTACATAATAAAAAACTAAGAAAAAGAAAATGGAAACTCGAAAAAATAAATTAGCATAGGGGGGAGTTAAAATGAGTATGTGTAGAAAATGTTTGTGTGGAGACTATTTAGATGAACTAGTAGTAGGCGAATGTATTTTATGTGGTCAAGAATTTTTTTCTATAAAAACTCCAGTTGGGAAAATGTGTCCTAGCTGTTCAGAAATGTTCAAGGGGAATTGTTCTCAATGTGCAAAACCAATTGGAAATGAAAAAAGTTATTTAAAAATAAATTAAAGTAAATAGGCAATATAAAACGCAATTAGATTAATTTTTAAATTAAAATAGATAAAACGCTTTATAAATATAGATTTTATTTAAACTTAAAAAAATGAAGTCTTATAACAAAAAAACAAAATAAAAATCCAGAATATTTTGAATAATATAGACGGGTTGGAAATGCTACAAAATACCTAACTAGTCCCAAAAGCTAAATTTAAGGATTAGTTAGGTATTTATAACAAAAAGTGCAAGAGGTGCAAAAATGAAAATAAAAAAAGAGTATATTGAAAAAGTGGAAAATATATTAAAAATGTTAGGAGATAAATATAGAAAGTTAAGAATATTAAAAAAAGAAATAGCAATTCTTAAACACAAAGAAAACTATAGAGAAATTAATTTCGAAGAACTGGGATTTAAAGTTAAAAGAAGTACGAAAGGTATAGATGATATAGTTGTAACAATAGAGGATACTATCTACAACAAAGAAACTGAAATTGAAATTATAGAGCGAAAGCTAGAGTTTTATAATATTTACTTAAAAGAATTATCAGAGCTTGAACAGAAGATGATAGAATTAATATATTTTTATAATTGGGATGAAAAACTACCTATCACAAAAATAGCTTATGAATTAAATTATGATAGAACTAGTCTTTATAACAAAAAAGCTATTGCTATTAATAAAATAGCTCTAATGATATACGGTGATGAAGCTTTAGCGTAAACAATATTTTTACAAAAAAAAGACTATTTTTATACTTCATTTCTAAAGAAAGCATGTTAGAATTGTATCATAGAAAAAAGTGTACATTAACAACTGAATATCCCCTTAAACCTAAAGTCTAAACTTGGCTCGAAGTTTAGACTTTTTTTATTGCCGAAAAGGAAGGGGGTGAGTAAATGAACTTTGTAGAACCTATTCGAGATTTAGAGAAGCTAGAAAGCATGTGTGCTTATTTAGAAGAAGCTAACATGAGAAACAATGTGCTCTTTAGTATGGGCATATATACAGGACTTAGAGTAGGTGACATATTAAAGCTTAGAATAAAAGATGTTCATGACAAACGGTTTATAACTATTAAAGAAAGTAAGACAGGTAAAACCAAGCCTATTGAAGTTAATCCTATTCTAAAAAGAATACTAAAAGAATATACAAAAGATAAGAATCAGAATGAGTTTTTAATTAAGAGTAGAGAACAGACTAATAAAGCTATAAGTAGAGTAATGGCTTATAAGATAATACGAGAAGTAGGCGAAATGTTTGGCATAGATAATCTAGGCACACATACAATGCGTAAAACTTTTGGTTATCATTACTATAAAAGGACTCATGATGTTGTGACCTTACAGAAGCTTTTTAATCATAGTTCAGCGACGATAACCTTGCGTTATATTGGAATTGAACAGGATGATTTAAACAAAGCATATAGGAATATTAAATACTTTTAGCTTAAGAATTTAACATAAAAAGGTCACGTTAAACTGGATAAAATATAGTCTAATAATAAAGTCTTGAATGTATTGTTAGTACTAAAATGTAAGGCTGTTTAATAATACTTGAATGAGTTTAACAGAATATACCTTATGTTAAACTCGACTAGGAAATTAAAGGAGTATCACTATGAATAAATATGATAGGTTTAAATGTAATAATTGCGGAAGAAAGATTGCAGTAAGTAATAAAGAGTTAAGGACTAAAGTTATTGATAATACTACTGTTACATACTTCATGTGTCGCAGATGCTTTGAGAAGTTTATTGTATCATGCGAGGATGATTATATTAAACATAAGAAAGAAGAATATAAGAAGCTTAAAGATGATGAGGTTAAGCTATTGCAAGACATGAAGGAGTATAGTGATGGTCTAGGAGAGTTGTATATCAATGAGTTATAAGCATATAACACTAGATAGATTAAAAGAATTAATTTTAATTGATAGACTTGATATATTCTATAGAAGCACGGATTGGCGTAAATTAAGAAAAAAAGCTATTGAAAGAGATAATTACGAATGCCAAGTTTGTAAGAAAAAAAAGAAGGTATCTAAGGCGGAATGTGTACATCATATTAGAGAAATAAAAGAGTATCCAGAAGGAGCTTTGAAGCTTAATAACCTAACAAGCTTGTGCAACCTTTGTCACAACGAAATTCACGAAAAAATACTAAAAATTAATCAAGAAAAAAAGAAAAAATTTTTTAGTGATGAACGCTGGTAGATAGCCCCCCTATTGAAAAAACTGGCTTTCAGAGCGAAAATTTGTGAACCGAGGTAGGTACATGGCTCCGCAAGGAGACGTCAATTTAACAAAAGGTGTGGGGGGTGGGGGTCTTGCAACCAAAATTATGGTTGCGGGTGCAGAAAAAAACATAAAAATGAGGTGGTGAAAATGGATGATAATGAGGAATTAGAAATTAGGCGAGACGTACAGAATGACTACGTTTTAGGCATGACTTACAAAGAAATGTCAGCCAAGTATAACATACCCGAAAACACTTTGAAAAGTTGGAGAAAAAGAGGGGGTTGGACTCGCAACTGCACCCCAAAAAAGGGTTGCGTGAAAAATGGGTTGCAAGAGTCGGGAAATAATTTAAAAAACTCTATAAGAAAAGATTTATTAAGACAAATAAAAGAGAATAACATGACAGAAGAATACTTCAAAGACTTAGTTGAAGATTATTTAAAAATGTGGGATATAAAAAATGAATTAATAGAAGATGTAAAAACTAGAGGTGTTCAAGTCAAATATAAAAATGGTCAAAATCAATGGGGCTATAAAAAAAACGATAGTGTATCAGAGCTTATTAAGTATAACGCTCAAATGTTAAGTTTACTTGATAAACTAGGTATAAAAGCGACACCAAAAGTTTTGGGTGATGATGATATTGAATTATAAGTACAATAAATACATAGATGAATATTTCAACTTAGTTGATAAAGGCGAAATTGTTCTATGTAAAGAAATGGAACTTGCAGTTAAGAAAATAAAAAAAGATTTAAAAAAACCTAATATCTATATCGACCATGAAAAAGTTGAAAAAGCTATCGAATACATGGAAAAGTATTTCTATAAAATGTATGCTTGGGAAAAATTTGTTGTTGCTTTAGTAGTTGGCTGCTTTGAAGGCGACGAACTTTTATATGATGAAATTTTTATCATGATGGGCAGGGGAAATGGAAAAAATGGTTTTATATCTCAATTAGCTAATTATTTGCAAACACACTTACACGGTGTAAAAAATTATGGTATTGATATTGTTGCAATGTCAGAAGAACAAGCAAAAACAAGTTTTGATGATGTTTATAACATGTTATCTGAACATCCTGCTATATGCAAAAAGTTTTTTAACAGAACTAAAGAAGTAATAACATTTAAAAAAACTAACAGCTATTTAAAGTTCCGCACAAATAATGCTAAGTCAAAGGATGGATTAAGACCCGGCTGCATCATTTTTGATGAGGTTCATGCATACGAAAATTATGATAATATAAAAGTTTTTACCTCTGCACTTGGAAAAGTAAAAAATCCTAGGGTTTTTTACATTACAACTGATGGAAATGTAAGAGGTGGGGTATTAGACGATTTCAAAGAGGAATCAAAACAAATTTTAAATGAAGAAATTAAAAACTCTAAAATGCTGCCACTTATTTTTAAGCTTGATAGTATAGAAGAAATGGAAAATATTGATTTACTGGAAAAAGCAAACCCGAGCATAAAGTATAATTCAGACTTAAGGACACAAATTTTAAAAGACATTGACAAAGCTAAAAATAGACCGCAGATGATGATAGAATTACTAACTAAAAGATTTAATTTGCCAGCGCAAAATTTAGCGACTGTTGTTGCTGAATGGGATGACATAGTTGCAACAAACGAAGAATTACCAGACCTAAAAGGCTTTTCGTGCATTGGAGGATTAGATTTTTCTAGTATAAGAGATTTTACAAGCGTGGTATTGTTATTTAAAAAAGATAAAAAACGATATATCATGCATCATACTTTTATATGTTATAAGTCTTTAGAAATAACAAATTTTAAATTTGATATTGAATTAGCAAAGCAAAAAGGTCTTTGTACAATAATTTATGATGAAACGATAAAAGCAGAGTATATTGCTGATTGGTTCATTGAAAAAGCGGAGGATTATAATATATTAAAAATCTGCTGTGACTCATATAGAGCTGCACATGTAAAAGAAGAATTTGCTAACAAAGGTTTACCAATCGAAGAGGTTAGAAATGGTTCAATAACTCATGCGAAAATAGCCCCTCTTGTAGAACAAATCTTCGCAGAGAGAACAATTAAATGGGGCGACGACATGATGATGCGTTGGTATACTAATAATGTTTATGTAGATACAGACAAAAAAGGAAATAAAACTTTTTTAAAGATAGAGCCAATCAAAAGGAAAACGGATGGCTTTTTTGCATTTTTACATGCTTTATCAAAAGATGGTGAACTGATGCAAGAATCAACGATTAAGTTTTATGATTGTTATACATATTAAAAATAATGAGGTGGTGAATTGAATTTTAAAAATTTTATAACTAATTTTTTATTTAAAGATAAAATGTCTGGAGCAGATGGAGAGTATTTTAAAAAACTAGAAGCTACGATATTTTATAAAGAATTTGCATTAAGGTCATGTATTTCTATTATTGCAAATGCTTTAGTTTTAAGTGAATTTCAGACGTTTATAAATTCAAAGTCTGTTAAGGAAAAAAATTATTACTTGTTTAATATAGAACCTAATCAAAATCAAAACGCAACAGAATTTTGGCAAGAAGTAATTACAAGACTTGTGTATGACAATGAATGTCTAGTTATACAAGAAAACGAACAACTTTTCGTAGCAGAAAGTTTTAATGTAGATAAGTATGTTTTTTATGAAGATGTATACAAAAATATTACAATTAGAAACTATAAATTAGATAGAAGCTTTAGAGAGTCAGACGTTTTATATTTTAAATTAAATGTTGAAAGCATAAAAACTGTAATAGATTATCTTTATAATGATTATAAAGATTTATTAAGTAGCGCCATGAAGGGTTATAAAAAAAATAATAGCGAAAAGGGCGTACTTGAAATAGACACAAATTACCCACAGACAAAAGAAGCACAAGAACGACTTAATGATTTAATGAGTAATAAGTTTAAACGTTATTTTGAAAGTGATAATGCTGTTTTACCGCTTTCGAATGGATTAAAATATACAGAAAATACAAAAGCTTCAAGTATAAAAGATAGCAGAGATATAAGAGCGATTATTGATGATGTTATGGACTTTGTATGCGCTGCTTTTCATATTCCTGCTGGGCTTATAAAAGGTAATGTTTCTGGCGTTGAAGGTATAACAGATAATTTTTTAAACTTTTCCGTCAATCCAATCGCTCGACTTATAACAACTGAAATAACTAGAAAAATGTATGGTAGAGATAAATTTTTTGAAAAGAGTTATGTAAAAGTAGATACACAAAAAATTGCTAACATGGGACTTGAAAAAATATCAAAAGCAAGTGACTTACTGTTTAGAATAGGTGTAAATTCTATAAATGACAATTTAGAAATGCTTGGTCGAGAAAAAATAAATGAGTCTTGGGCTGATGAACATTATGTAACTAAAAACTATCAGTCGATTTTAAATCCGGATTTGAAAGGAGGGGCTAACAATGGAAATGGAGAAAAGAGCGGTATCGCTGGAAATAAGGGACAGTAATTTAGAAAGTCGTAAGATAAGTGGTTATGCTGCTATTTTTAATGATGATTATACTAAATTGCAAGACAGATGGGGCGATACTTTTTACGAAAAGATTTCAAGAGGTGCATTTTTAAAAACTTTAGCAGATAACACTAGGGATAAGTTTATGCTTATAAATCATGACTGGAATAAAGTTATAGGTAGAACTAACTCAAATCTAATTTTAGAAGAAGATGAACGTGGGTTAAGGTTTGAACTAGATATACCAGCTACGACGGACGGGAATGATTTGCTTGAAAATGTAAGACTTGGACTAATTAAAGGGTGTTCTTTTGGTTTTAATATTGTAAATTCAAAAACTCGCTTTGATGATGATTGGACATATTACAGAGATATAACAGAAGTTGAACTATTTGAAATTACAGCAACCCCTATTCCTGCTTATAATGATACTGAAATAAATTGTAGAAGTGATATATCTATAAAAGAACTTAGAGAATCTCAAAAAGAAAAAGTAAAACAAAATGATAATAAAGATAATATAGAAAAAAGGAATGTCGACTTAGTATCGGCTTTTTTTAATGCATTTAATCGAGGAGGAAAATAAAAAATGGCAATTAAAAATTTAGATGAGGCAACTAATGTTGAACTAAGAACGAATTTAATGGAAGCGATAAAGAGTAATGACGAAGAAAAAATAACAACATCATTTTTAAGAATGGCGGAAGATATACAAAGTAATTTACTAAAAGAAGCACGTTCTATTGCTAATATAGAATCAGCTGACAGGGCGATACTTGACAAGAGGGGTATGCCACAATTAACAAGCGAGGAAAGAGCATATTATAGCCAAGTGATAGAAAAAAGAGGATTTACTGATTTAGAGATAACTATGCCGCGCACTATATTTGATAGAGTGTTTGATGACTTAGAACAAAACCACCCCCTACTTAGTGCAATAACTTTTGAAAATACGACAGGCGTTACGGAGTGGGTAATAAGAAAAACGGGAACGGAGGCAGCTTGGTGGGGGCAATTAACTGACCCTATTAAAAAAGAGTTAGAAGGTGGATTTGCAAAAATTAATACTGTTGCTTATAAATTATCTTCTTATCTTCCAGTTGCAAAATCTATGCTTGACCTAGGTGCTGAATGGTTAGACAGATATGTAAGAGTAGTTTTGACTGAATCTATATCATTGGGGCTTGAAATGGGAATAGTAGCAGGAACAGGAAAAGACCAACCTATTGGGATGATGAAGGACTTAAAAGGCTCTGTTGTTGAAGGTGTTTATCCAGATAAAACCGCAAAACCATTAGCTGATTTTAAACCAAATACATTAGGAACTGAAATCATGGCACCACTTACAAATGGTGGTAAAAGGACAGTCACAAGCGTTATAATGCTTGTAAATCCGGTTGATTATTGGGCTAAAATCTTCGGTGCAACGACTATGCTAACTTCAAATGGCGCTTATGTATATGGAGTTCTGCCTATACCAGGAAATATAATTCAGACTGTTGCTGTTCCAAAAAATAAATTAATCGTAGGAGTTGCTAAAGATTATTTTATGGGAATTGGGTCAGCTGGTAAAATAGAGTATTCAGATGAATATAAGTTCTTAGAAGATGTAAGAGTCTATCTTGCTAAGCAGTACGCAACTGGAACACCAAAGGATAATTTTTCTTTTTTAGTATTTGATATAGAAAACTTAGACACAACTTTAGCAACAGAAATTAATTCAAACACAAAAACGTCAGCTACTAGAGCAAAATAGGTGAAAAATATGGAAAATGAAAATATTAAAAGTATAGTTGAAGAAGTAAAAGAATATCTTAATATAACTTGGATAGAAGAAGATGCAAAAATAGAAAAAATGGTTGTAAGAGGGATTAATTACTTAGAAAATGAAATAGCCGGAATAGCATTAGATTTTAAAGATAATTTTAATAGAGAGTTGTTATTTAACTATTGCAGATATGTAAGAAACAATGCTATTGAATATTTCGAAGAAAATTTTAGTAAAGAGCTTTTTAGACTTCAAATTAAAAGCGCAGCTAATGAGGTAACAAAGATATGAAAAAAATAAAATTTGATAATTTCAATGATGGTATTATTGAATTTGGAGAATATAAAGAAAGCTACGATATAGAAGGTAATGCACTAGATGAAAAAGAGTTTATTGTAAATAGTAAACTCTTTTATTCTAATGAATATATAAGAGAGCAGGACAGACTTAAATTTGATAATACAGGGTTAAAAGTATCTATTAAATTAAAAGTTCCTTATATGAAATTAATTAAAACAAGTGATGTTATAAAACTAAATAATGAATTTTACAGCATAGTAAAGCTAGATATTAGTAATGACAAAACTAGCATATATTTATATTTATCTGAATTAGTTGACGTACTAGATAAGCATATTTCTATTTTTATTAAAGAAAGAAAAAATGTTCTTGAAGATGTAGAAATGAAATTTTATAAAAAGGTTTGGGCTTGTGTTGAAGATTTAAACAGCAAAGAATTGATAGAAAATAATTCAATTAAAACTTCTACAAATAAAAAGTTTAAAATTAGATATATTGAAGAATTAGATTTAAGTATAAAACAAAATGCTATAACTAATTTTGTTATTAAATACAAAGATAAATTTTACAATATAACTCAAATCTTAAATTTAGAAGAAGAAAATAAAATACTTGAAATAACAGCAGAGTCTAAGTAAAAAAATAGGTGGTAGTATGCATTCAAAAATAGTTACTATACTTGAAAAATTAAATATAGGAATTGGCTTTCAAGAATATGACAATTTTTCAAATGATGAAGAATATATAATATTTTTTATAGAAAATGAATATGATGCAAATTTTTCTGATAATGAAAATAAAAGTATTGTATATTCAATAAAGATAGAGTATTGGTATAAGAGCTTAAAGAATATAAACAAATATATTAGTATAAAAGATATATTTAAAAAAGAAAATTTTATCTTTTTAAATTCTAGTGATTTTATAGAAAATGAATATTATTGTAAAGAATTAAAATTCAAATATGAGGAAGTTATTTAAATGAGTGTAGAGATAACAACAGAAGGTTTTGACGCTGTTTTATCTAAAATAGAGAGCATGGGCAAATCGGGCGATAAACTTCTAAATGAAGCTGTAAAAGCTGGCGGCAATGTTATTTTACAAGATGCATTACCAAGGGTCAGTAAAAGAAGCGGAAAGTTAAAAGATGGTTTAAAAGTAAGTGGAGTTAAGAAAAAAGGTGGTACTAAGTATGTTTTAGTTGGTATTACGAAAGAGGATAATTCAAAAATTTTTTATGGAAAGTTTTTAGAATTTGGAGCATCTGCGCATAAAATACCAATTAAAAAAGGTAAGAAAAAAGGAAGAATAATAAACCATCCAGGTGTTAGTCCTAAACCGTTTTTAGCACCCGCATACGAGTCAAAAAAAGATGAAGCTAAAAATGTAATGAAAGAAATATTAAAAAGAGGATTAGGGTTATAATGATTAATATAAATGATTTAGTAATAGAAACATTAAAACCTTTAAAAATTCCTGTTTCATTTCAAAGGTTTGATGGAGAAGAAAAAACATATATAACTTTTTTTAGTTATTTAGAACAAAACCGCTATGCTGATGATGAAGTAGTAGGAACAGAACATTATATTCAAATAGATTTGTTTAGTAAAAATAAAATGAGTTATATAAATAAAGAAATTGAAAGACTTCTTAAAAAAAATAATTTTATAAAAAGAAGTATACACGAAATAAAAGAATCTGATTATAGTTACCATACTATTTTTAGATTCTTATTTTTTGCAGAAAAAAAGGAGGATTAAGAAATGGCTATTATAGGATTAAGAAACTATAGACTTGTTAAATTGCTTGTTGATACAGAAAGCGAACTTGAATATGACACTAAAATAATGAAATTAACAGGTGCTAAGAATATAAAAATAGCACCAAAGGTTGATAGTGCGGAAAATTATGGTGATGACCAACTTTTAGAAACTGCTTCAGCAATGGGAGCTATAGAAGTAGAATTTGAGGTTGCTAGTTTAACATTAGAAGAAAAAGCTTTTATTTTAGGTTACAAATACAAAGATGGCGTTTTGGTTGAAGATAAAGATTTTAATCCGCCAAACATTGCGCTTGGCTTTGAATCTCCTAAATCGCAAGGTGGAAATAGAATGGTTTGGTTAACTAAAGGCGTATGTGAACCACTTGAAGAAGAAGCAAAAACAAAAGAAGATAAAGTTGAATTTCAATCTCAAAAAATTAAGCTTAAGTTTATGCCACGTATAAATGATGGTAGACATAAAATAACAGCAGATACAGATGTTGAAAACTCACCAACTGCGGAAGAATTTTTTGCAACAGCTTTTTTAAAAACAGCAGCAAAGCCAACAGCACCAGCAAAAACAAATTTAAATAAATAAGGAGAAAATTAAAAATGGAAATAAAATTAACTATAAATGAAGAAGAAAAAATATTCAAAGCACCTCCTATTGCACTTAGAAAATTAGATAAAGTTTTTACACTAACCGATAAAATCGAAGATGGTCTTAACTCTACAGAATTATTCCGCGAATTGCTTGATTTTACAGTTGATATATACGGGGAACAATTTTCAAAAGATGAGTTATTAGATGGTTTTTATCCAGCTGGTGATTTTATAAATAAAGCGTTAGAAGATTTATCAAAAGTAAGTGGAGGTTTCGAAGAAAAAGTAAAAAACTAGGTAATGGAGAAGATACAGAAAATAATTCTAATAAAGAAAATAGGTATCTATCTCCACGTGATTTTATAAAAGATTTATATAGCATGTTTTTATTTGAAAAAAATTGGAGCATGACGGACATAGACAACATGGATATATTTTATTATTTAGATATACTTGTGTATATGAAAGAGAATAAAAAAGATAATAATAATCCAAATGAAAATGATGTTTATATTGACCAGATAAGCTGGTTATAAGGATGTGAGTGTATGTGTAAGTACTGTGAAGTTAAAATTAATACAGAACCGTTTAGCATGTATGATACAGTTGTAAGAGGTGAATTATTAACTAACGACTCCGACATAGATATGTATATAGAACTTAAAAACGGAAAGCATTTTCTAACAGGAGCAAGTTACGACTATTTAGGAATCAGTAGTAAGGAAACTATTAAATATTGTCCATTTTGCGGAAGAAAATTAATTTAATATAAGTTTTATATAAAATAAACCAAGATAAAAATCTTGGTTTATTTTTTTGCAAGTGAGGTGAGAGAATGGCGGAAGATGTAGGTGAATTAGTTGTTCGGGTCGCTATGGAAAATAGTTCATTTCAGCAAGGTGTTAATAATCTAAATAGGCAAATGAAGTTAATAAGAAGCGAGTTTAAAAATTCTGGCGCTGGAGTGAAAAATTTTGGAACAAGTCTTGATGGTTTGAAATCTAAGCAACAAATGTTATCTAGTACTATACAGCAGCAAACTAAAGTAGTTGAAGCATATAAAAATAAACTAAATGAAAGTAAAACAACTTTAAGCAACACAGCACAAAAGCAAGTTGAACTTAAAGAAAAAGTTAATCAAGCTAAGAGTGCTTACGAACAGAGCAAAGCGACGTTAGGTGAAAATGCAGAAGAAACAAAAAGATTAAAATCTGAACTTGATAGTTTAGAACAAGAATATGCTAAAAATGAAGAAAAAATAAGGTCTAACTCGGCAGCGGTTGATAATTGGTCTATTCGAGTTAATAATGCAGAGTCGAGACTTTCTGAAATGCGTTCAGAACTAGATGACACAACAGAAAGAATAAATCAACAGGAAAATAAATGGAATCAGTTGGCAACTAAAATGACTGAAATAGGTAATAAATTCAGCTTGGTTGGAAAACAAATGCAAGATGTAGGTAAAAAAATGACTATGAGTATTACTGCTCCTATTCTAGCAGTCGGAGCAGCGGCTAGTAAACTTGGAATGGATTTTGAAGCATCTATGTCAAATGTACAAGGATTGAGTGGGGCAACAGCTGACGAAATGGTTCAACTTGAAAAAGCAGCTAGAGAAGCAGGGGCTTCTACATCAAAAACAGCTAAAGACGCAGCGGATGCGCTTGGATATATGGCTTTGGCTGGATGGGATGCAAAAACATCAATGGAGGCTTTAATGCCTGTTTTGCGATTGTCGGAAGCTGGAAACCTTGATTTGGCAAGAACCTCGGATTTAGTAACCGACTCTATGTC